AAATATTCTGGTGGAGTTGCGACTTATCGTGCAGCGGAAGGCAAGAGGGTGCATGTGCAACCTATTGGACCTGTATCTGGTGTTATGCAACAAATACTTGGTGGAGTTCGTTCTGCATGCACATATGTTGGTGCAGCCAGACTAAAAGATTTACCAAAGTGTACCACATTTGTTCGTGTAAATAGACAACTAAATAATGTTTTTGAAAAATAATTATGAGTAGAAAAATATTACTTAAAAATAGCCAATCACCAGGTGATATATTGATGTTAACTGCTGCGGTTCGTGATCTTAAAAGATCACACCCAGATTGGTTTATAAATGTTAATACTTCTGCTATGGAACTATGGGATAATAATCCATATATAAATCCTCTTCTAAAAGAAGGAGATCCTGATGTTGAAGTTATAGCTGCAGATTACCCACTCATAAATATGAGTAATTTTTTGCCTTATCATTTTATTCATGGTTTTAGAAAGTTTTTAGAGACTAAATTAGAAACAACAATACCACAAGGCGAATTTAAGGGCGATATTCATTTATCATATATGGAAAAATCTTGGATAAATCAAGTGCAAGAACTTGGTATAAATGAACCTTTCTGGATTTTGATGGCTGGTGGTAAATATGATTTTACCGCTAAGTGGTGGAATCCCGATAATTATCAAAAAGTAGTCGATCATTTTAAAGGCAAATTATTATTTGTGCAGTGTGGGGAAAAATCACACTTTCATCCAAAATTAAATAATGTTGTTGACTTCATAGGAAAAACAGATATCAGACAATTTGTTCGATTAATGTATCATGCATCTGGAGCAGTATGTCCGGTGACATTTGCAATGCATTTAGCAGCAGCAGTCGAAACGCCGAGAAATCGTCTAATAAATAGACCATGTGTTGTGCTTGCTGGCGGGCGAGAACCCACGCATTGGGAAGCATATCCACATCATAGGTTTTTACACACTTTGGGTTCTTTAAATTGTTGTGATAATGGTGGTTGTTGGAAATCTAGATGTATGAAAGTTGGTGATGGTGATGAAAAGGATAATAAAGATTTGTGCTTGTATCCAACAAAACTTTCTCTACAAGTTATCATGCCAAATAAAACAGAAAAAGAAAATCTATACATACCTAAGTGTATGGACATGATAAAGGTTAATCATGTGATTGAGGCAATAGAAAGTTATTATCCAAATGGGTTTTAATTACTCTCCAAATAATTTAAATATATTACATTCATTGAGTGATTTAAAATCTCTTAATAATGAAAATATATTAATATATTTCCCACATGGATTGGGTGATTGGATAATGTATAATACTGTTACACCATTTTTGAATACAAATAATAAAATTTTTATGACAGGATATGGTGATAATTATACAAGTGTTTTAGATCATAGTGAAGTTAAACCGATATATTGTGGAGTAAATAATGTCTATTTACAAGGAGCAGAATTTCCCCCATTACCAGATTATATACATCCCGATGAAGATATAACAGTAGGAATAAAAAAATTTCTTCCAGCATCTATTGCAAATTTTTGTGAAAAAAATAACATAAAATATTTTTTCCATGAACCATTTTTTGAATCTGGTTCAGAATTTCCTTACAATTCAAAGGCAAGATATCACTTTAATTATTTTAAAGATTTTTTAACTCCAAAGGAAAAAAACCTTTTAAATTTTAAATTAAAAAATGCAATAACAATTGAAGACAATGTTAGTTGCACAAATATGATAAGATCTCGTTTGCAAGTTACAACTAATTACAATAACAATTCAAAATTAATTATAATTAGTAGATACGGTATAACTAGTGTTGGAAAAAATTGGGGTCATCTCTATAGAACACCAAAGTACCCAAATGAGGGCGATGAGGCTAGGGAGTTTATAGATTTGTGCCACAGAAAAAATAAAAACTGCATTTTTATAAGCATGGAACACGATTTGTTTGAAGGAAAAAATACTTTAGCAGATCATTCCAAAAATTGTTATAGTTCGTTTGAGTTATTTGGTGGATTTGGTACTAAAGATTCTATACCATATGCTATGTTTTTAAAGTCTTTATTTACAATATCAGATATTCATGTTGGTTGTCCAACCGGCCCTCTTGGTTTATCTTTATTGTATGATAATGTAAAAAGTGTTGGTCTTTATACCGAATTAATGCCAAGTTGGTATTTTGAACCCGGCAATAATAATGTAAATATAGTATCCGGTTCTAGAATAGATTCAAGATTGCAAGACAAAAGAACCTTTGATATTAATGGTACTTTAAATTATAACACCAAATATGTGAGTACTCCATATATACCGGGAAATATTGTTTTTAATGAAGTGGAAAATATATTATGAATAAAAATTATAAAAAATTATCAAATGGTTTAATAAAACAGTTAGAAATAGGTAAACAAAAATCATACGATATTTCTTATATCAAAGAGCGTTATGATTCTTATAAAATTTCATCTGTTAATATGTCTTATTTGAGACTTGGATATTTGCTTGGAACTATAAAAACAAATATAAAAACTTTACTTGATGTTGGGTATGGTAATGGTGATTTTTTAACAACAGCAAAAAAAAGTATAGAAAATTGTTATGGTAATGAGGTTAATTCGTACAACATTCCAGATGGTTGTGTTTTTGTTGATGATATATATAAAGATTCATATGATGTTGTGTGTTTTTTTGATGTATTAGAGCACTTTAATAACATATATGATATTAAAAATTTAAAAACAAATTATATATACATTTCTGTTCCAGAGTGTCATTATTTTTCTGATGAATGGTTTTACAATTGGAAACACAGAAGAGAAGATGAACACCTTTGGCATTTTAATTTAAATTCTTTAACTAATTTTATGGAAGAAATAGGCTATAAACTAGTTGCACATTCAAATATAGAAGATATAATAAGAATTCCTATTGATAATAATTCAAATATATTGACTGCAATTTTTGAAAGGAAATGAGATGGCAATAAATTATTATGGCATAGAAGGTGATTGGAGTCCGTTTCCTTCATATTCGAACGTAATATGGACAAATGGTTGTTATGATATACTCCACATAGGCCACTTGGAACTTTTAGCAAAATGTAAAGATGAAAGTAAAAAACTACCTAATTGTTTAGTTTTTGTTGGTTTAGATTCCGATAAAAGAATTAAAACAACAAAGGGAAGTGATCGCCCAATCAACGATGAGTTGAGCAGAATATCGATGATGCTGTCTATGAAATATGTTGATGGAGTTTTTACATTCGATACCGAAGAGGATTTGTTGGGTCTTCTATCTGAAATAAAACCAACTAAAATTGTAATAGGTGAAGAATATAAACAAAAAAAAGTAGTTGGTGGAGAATTTGCAGAAGAGGTTATATTTTTTCCTAAAGTAAAAGATTTTTCTACAACAAATATAATAAAAAGTATAAAAAATATATGATAAATCATGTTGATATAATTTATGGTCTTGCGTGGGGCGACGAAGGTAAAGGTAAAATTTCAAACATCTACGCACCAAATTATGATTATGTGTGTAGGTGGAATGGTGGCCCAAATGCAGGTCATACTGTTTATGTAAATGGCAAGAAACATAAAACACACATCATACCATCTGGTATTTTTGCTGGTAAAAAATGTGTAATAGGTCCGGGGTGTGTAATAAACGTTGATAAGATGCGAGAAGAACTTCGCATCTTATCAACTGCAGGATTTGATATAAATCTTGTTAAAATATCACCAAATGCTCATATCATAACAAATGATCACATTGAATACGATAAACAAAATCTAAAACATCTAGGAACAACTGGACAAGGAATTGCCCCATGCTATGCTGATAAGATGCTCAGAAAAGGAATCAGAGCAAAGGATGTTCTTGAATCAAACTGGATATGGGACGGTAAACTATCCGGCAGTGTTCTATGCGAAGGTGCTCAAAGCGTTTGGCTTGATATAGATCATGGGGATTACCCATACGTAACAAGCAGCACCACTATGCCATATGGTGCATGTTCTCTTGGGTTTTCACCGAAGAGCATAGGTAGAATAATTGGTGTTGCTAAAATTTATGATACTAAAAGCGGAACAGACCCTTTATTCCCAACAACACTTTGGGAAGATGAAGATTTAAATAAAATAATTGAATATGGTGAAGAATATGGTTCCACAACAGGAAGAAAGCGTCTAGTGAATTGGTTAAATTTGGATAAACTATTAGATGCAATTTGTCTTTCTGGGTGTACAGAAGTAATCATAAATAAGTGTGATGTTCTTGAGCAACTTGGTAAGTTTAAAATAACATATAAAAATAAACTTATGGAATTTAAAAACATCGATGCAATGAAATCGTTTATTGCTGATACTATTTCTTGTGGTATGAATGGAAACGATATGGCAAATAATGATGTATATGAAGTTACTTTTTCGGCTAATAAAGAAGTTTTGACTTAATTCCTTTGTGGTGAAACGGTATCACAGGAGATTTTGGTTCTCTTTTTCCTAGTTCGAATCTAGGCAAAGGAATTATTCCTGAATAGCTCAGTTGGTAGAGCAGCGAGCTGTTAACTCGCGGGTCACTGGTTCGAGTCCAGTTTCAGGAGTTGCCATCTTAGCACAGTGGTAGTGCAGTGCTTTTGTAAAGCACAGGTCATCGGTTCGAATCCGATAGATGGCTTTTATGTTAAATGTAAACATTCCTCATTTTTATTGTCATATGAGAAAAGAACAAATGTACCAACATAAAGACCATGTTGGTGAATTTGTCAAGGTTACTGTTTTTGCAGCACATTCAAATCCAGACAGGGCATTACTTTTTACAGTTATGACTGATGATGGATTAGTGAGAAGCAGAGTTCCAATTCATATGCTATGCCATAAAGAATCTGCTCCAACTATTCCTTTAGACTATTTACAATTATGGGATTGTTTTTCAATAAATTGTACAAATATTGTTTATGATTATCTAAAGGGTGCAAGAGCAAAGGTCGTTCTAAAGGATAAAAAAGAACTATGGGGAAACTATATGATGACGTTTGATTGGTATGATAATTCATATAGCGATGAACCAACACAATATAAATGTTTGCATATGATTGAACTGGATAATGGTTGTTATACTTTACAACCAAATAATAGAATTTACTGGAAACACATGTCTTTTGTTACAAAACCATTTCCAAAAAATCCTGATTTTAAAGTAGATAACAAATCATTTAGATGCGAAGGGACATCTGATAGATGGGTTATAGATGGTGATGATGACAGTTATTATTACGATATGAGGGAGGAGTGATGGGCGGTAAACATTCAGCAGGAAAAGGTGATACATATAGAAGTGTGGATTGGGAACAGTATTCTAAAAATTATGATTTAATATTTAAGAAAGGTAAACATAATGCAAGGCGAAGTAAAACTGATAGGACTAGTAACGGGCGAACAACTAATCGTAAAGATTCTAGACGACTCAAATAAAAATTGGAAAATAAAAACCCCTGCCATCTTAATGTCTATGGGAGAGGGCAAATTAGGATTTGCTCCTTGGCTACCATATGGAGATGCTGACTCAATTTTTATAAATTCTGATAAAATAGTTTTCGTGACGAATCCACAAGTAGAATTATTAAATAAATACAACGAGGCATTTGGTAGTGGATTAGTTGTACCGAATACAAAAATTACAGCACCAAAACTTACTTTAGTTGAGTAATTTCTGTCCTATAACTTGACACAATAAAGCTTGTGGATATAATGATGTCCATGTGCCTGTAGCTCAGTTGGATAGAGCAACTGCCTTCTAAGCAGTAGGTCACAAGTTCGAATCTTGTCAGGCACGCTTTATGACTCAAGAAATTATTGAAACATGTTTGGAAGAAGCGTATCCGCTTTGTTTGGAACTTCCTCGTCAGAAGAAGCACGTCTCTTTTGTATTTTACAAAAATCGTGTTGTGGCACGCGGAAGAAATTTCTTCAAGACACATCCGAAGGCTAAGGAAATCGGATACCCTTTTGATGAAATGCATTCTGAACTTGATGCAATGCGAAAGATTCCAGAGGAACTTATCGGAAAGAAATTGACTCTTATGAACGTCCGATATAATCGTTTTGGTCAGTTGCGTATGTCTAAGCCATGTTGTCTGTGTCTTCCTTGGTGCAAGGAAGTGTTTTCTGAAATTTATTACAGTACCGATGAAGGTATTGTCAAACTGGAGTATTAAAATGGGAACCTTTAGACTTCATATTGATATGCAGATTGAAGCAAGCGAAGCAGATGCTATTCGTATCTCTCAGGAGATCTTGAATTTTGCATTCGATAATCATCAATCCCGCGAAATTCTTGAGAAGAATAATATTAAAACTGTTAATTATCGTCTGGGTCATGATGATGATCGACAGAAGAGCAATTATTTTATCAAGACTGCATCTGGTCATGTTGCCAACAAGAAGTCCAGAATCATTGTGATTTCTGAACAGAATCCTGTTGACACCGAAGAGGTCTGATATATACTACGCATATGGGATGCACGTGTCGGGTGGCACAGGGTCGCTTATAACGACCTACCGCAGAGTTCGAGTCTCTGGCATCCTACTTCATCATGATTACAATGACTACAAATAAAGAAACGCGAAACATTATTGATCATTATCATTATTGGTCTCATGAAGCAATTATTGCAGACCTTGATGCTAAGAGAAATAATTTTTCAATCATCTGTAGTAATCTCTACAATGATTTTAATATTGCCACTGTAATTCGTAATGGAAATGCGTTTTTGGCCAACAAAGTTATTGTTTATGGAGCGAAACAATATGACAGACGAGGGACTGTCGGTACTCACAATTACAGTCATTTTTCTTACTGTAAAGACATTGAAAAATTGGAGAAGGAGATTGTATCACTACGAAGTAAAAAAGGAGAAATTCACATCGTAGGAATGGACAATATCTCTTCTGCTAAACCAATTGAAACTTATAATTGGCCAATTGACAAACATGTTGTTATGGTCTTTGGTCAAGAACAAGTTGGAATTCCGCAAGAACTAATTGACATCTGTGATGACTTGGTGTACATTACTCAGTATGGTTCAGTTAGGAGTTTGAATGTCGGATGTGCATCCGGCGTTGCAATGTATGATTATTGCCGAAAGGTGGTAGTATAATGCCTCGTAGAGTATGGGATAAGTTTGATCAGGAAGCGGAGAGAGAGGGATCTGCTTTCGTTAAACAAATCAGTGTGCAAATCTCTAAACGAGCCCTTGGTCGTAAAACAATCAAGGAACGCCGGATGCACAAAGACGCGGAAGTTCTAGTGTCAAATAAAACTTGTAGGAATTATCTATCATGAAGACTTGTTGCAAATGCGGAAATGAGATCCCACAAATTCGTCTGGAAGCAATTCCTGATACAAATTGTTGTGTCAAGTGTTCTGTTGCACCTAAATATGTTGGGTTCATGGATTGGTATCACAAGACCGCTCCTGAACTGGTGATGGTTTCTAGTAATGATAAGGAGAATCTACGCAGGGCACAACGAGTGTCTGCACGATCAAGATAAACTTGGCCCCATAGATTAACTGGCTAAATCCCCGCCCTTTCAAGGCGGTGACTGCGGGTTCGAGTCCCGCTGGGGTCACTAAGGAAATATTATGAAAGTTGGATCATTATTTGCAGGTGTAGGTGGCTTCGATCTCGGTTTTGAACGAGCAGGATTTGAACTTGCTTGGTCAGTCGAGATTGACCCACATTGTCAAGCAGTTCTTAAGAAAAGATTTCCAAATGCAAAAATTTTTGGAGATATTAAACAAGTAAAGGCTGAAGACCTTTGCAAAGTTGATGTAATTTGTGGCGGATTTCCGTGCCAAGATCTATCCGTTGCAGGTAAGCGTAAAGGTCTTGCAGGAGAAAGGTCAGGATTATTTTATGAAGCAATACGACTTGTTCGGGAACTTGATCCCAAATTCCTCATACTTGAAAATGTCCCAGGATTGCTGTCAAGCAATTCAGGAAGAGATTTCGCAGCAGTCCTCCGTGAAGTGGACCAAGGGTGGTCTTGTAAGGAAATCGGCTGGCGAATTCTTGACAGTCAATTCTTCGGAGTCCCCCAAAGACGCAAACGCATCTTTATTGTCGCAAGTAGTCGAAACGGGGGTGCCGAACAAGTATTGGCTCTCTCAGAAAGCGTGTCTGGGGATTCTAAGACGAGCAAAGAAAAGAGGAAAGATCTTACCGCCAATCTTACATCAGACTCTGGTAAAACAGTCTGGTGGGACGGTGGAGAACGAGCCGACTGTATAACTACAACTGGTCTTTCCAAGCAACACATGGAACCAGATAAGCGTAGAATGCCTGCTGTTCTAGAACCAATTCCTTATGATTTGTTCCAAATTACAGCACCAATTAACAGGCAATCTAGGCAACCCGGTGATCCGTGCCATACTCTTGCTGCTTCAAATGCACCACATGCTGCTATTGCAGTTAGACTTGCACAGACTTCTGCAAATGGTTGGGGAGTAAATGAAGCAACAAGTTATACTTTAGATACTGCATCAGTACAAGCAGTATGCACCGAAGATAATATGATTATTCGTAGATTGACTCCAGTTGAATGTGAAAGACTTCAGGGATTTCCTGATAATTGGACAGAGGGACAAGCAGATACTATTCGCTACAAGCAAATGGGTAATGCAGTCACAGTAAATGTTGCAAATTGGTTAGCGAATAATGTAAAAAAGTTTTTGGAGAATAATAATGATAGGTAAAGTGACTTGGAATTATAGAATTATTATGGATGATACTGAGGACGATCCACGAGATCATTGGTATTCCATACATGAAGTATATTACTTAGACGGTAAGCCATTTGATCATGCTGTAAGCCAATCAACAATTTTTGGTGAAAGTATTGATGAGATGATAAGAACTATGGCACTAATGAAAGATGCAC